CGTTCGCCTTGCGCTGCTACGATCTGTTGTAGCAAGCCAGCTTCGCCCGCAGTCTTAGCCGACTGGGACCCGGCTGCCGATGCGGAACCGCCTGTGCGGCCTATGTGGTCAGCTACCTGGGCCTGCTCCAACGCTTTGCTAAGCTGGTGTTGACGGTCGGCTGACTGCGCACCCTTAGCGGCTGCGTAGTTGACACTGTTCATAGCCTCTGCGAACTGGAGGTTAAGCGCAGCCTGCTGGATTGAACTCTTCTCTAGCTGCGAGGCATGCTCTTGGTTAATGTTGCGGCGTGCATCGTAGTAAGTATTCTGAGCCTTGGCCACGCGGCCTGCGTGCGCCCGGTTCCGGCTACGTGCGCGGTCTGCACCGATGAGCCCGGATACTAAGCTTACGCCTGCCAAGCCTGCTGAAATGGCACCTAACATATTAGCCTCCTACCCGTACGTTGTCTGCGAAAGTGTTGATGGTGTTGCCGACTGCCTGGCCGTAGCGCACTGCGCTGGCTGAGCTGTTAGCGTCGCGGATGTGGCCCTGGTTAGAGCCAGCTACGTCAGCCTGTGCGTTCTGTTGCGCAGCTAAGTTGATAGCGTTGAGTCCGCCTTGAGTATATTGGTTGCCTTGGTACGCGTTGCCCAGAGCTGAGTTGTACTGGTTCTGTAGCTGCATCTGGCCCTGGAATATCTGGCCCTGGCGTCGGTCCTCTACGCCAGCCGCCGCGCCTTGGTACGCTCGGTTAAGCGAGCCTATGCGGTTCTGCTGCTGGCTGCCTCCGGTCAAACCACGTGCGGCTAAGTCGAATGCGTTGTTGCGTGAGCTAGCCTCGAACTGGCCAGACAAAGCGTTGAACGCTTGGTCAGCCTGTGCATTAGGCAACGCAGAGATCTCGCCCTGCCTAGCAGGATCGTTGAAGAACTGCATAAGCTGAGCAACTAGGTCGTCAGTGCGTTGGTTGGAACCGTCAAGCAGCCCCTGTGTGGTAAGTTCAGCCATGTTCAGTCTCCTTAGCCTGCATACAGAGTTATGGTTACGAGGCCAGGGCTACCAAATGTATCCTCGCCATTGGTGCCAGTCTGGTCTAGCCCGCCTTGCCCGGCTCCGCCTAGTCCAGCTATCTCAGTGAAGCCTTTGACGTACGAGGACAGCGTGTTGGCTGTGTTGACTACGTTGACGCCGAACATGCCTGCCGGTAAGCCGCCGTTGCCGCCTACGCTCGCAGTGCCGCCGCCTAGTTCCCCATCCCCGCCAGGTTTGCCCTGCGCAATCGAGGTGCCTATAGTGCCGGAACCGCCTACGCCACCTGTGCCAGTAACGGCTGGGTCCACTGCCCCGCCGCCGCCGCCTGCCGCTGCGTACGTGAGACTTTGAGCCTGGTTCTGGACGAAGGATCCGCCGCCCGCGTTACCAGCCGAGCCGTTGCCGAGCTGAGCTGCTGCGCCTACACCTACTGTGATTCGGAAGATGTCGCCCTGTGAGACTATGTTCTTATAGCTAGCATATCCACCTCCGCCACCCCCGCCACCTGAGCGGGTGTCGTTCTCGCCGTTGGCCCCGCCAGCAGGGATAGTTAAGTCGTATACGCCAGCGCTTACACCCGTGGCGTTGTGGCCAAACGAGTGAGTCAGCGTGAAGGTCGCGGTTGCGAAGACCGTATTGCTGGCTGCGGCTGCCGCGATCTGAGTGTCCACGTAGCTCTTGTTGGTAAGCATATCGCCAGTCGTGGGCGTAGTATTGGTTGTAGCAACACCGGCACCGAGTGCGATGTTGTTGTTGTTCATGTTAAGCCCGCCAGTCATAGGCAAGCTACCGTCGAGGCTAAGCTTACCCGCTAGGCCTGCGGTATACTGAGCGAACTCAACTGCGTGGCCCGATGAGGTGCCAGTAGCTAGGTTGACTAAGCGTTGAGCGCCCATGTCCAGGTCAGCCGTCATGACTGAGCTACCGTCGACTGCTACGAATAAGATACCGAGGCCTGAGATAGCTGCTTGGACTGCTACGAGCTGGGTATGCTCAACCAAGTCACCGTCGGCCGTGCTAGCCAAGGCTCCCTGAATGCGGAAGGTTCCGCCGAGGTCCCAGTTACCTACGAGTGGCGCAGTGCCGTCAGTCTTAACCCACTGTGATAACGGGAAGAGTGCGTCGCCAAGGTTAGCGGTGTTGATCAATGCCAGATCCGCTGCCTCTTTGACTGTAGTTGGCGTGCCAGTGATAGGCTGCTGAGGGCCATAGCCCGAGTCGTCGTCGAAGCCGATGAGAGCGGAGCCGCCAGTAGCAGCTAAGGTAGTCAAAGCCGCGCCTTGCACATCGTAGAAATGCACAGCAACGGTGTCGCTGGCTACGGTGTCTAGCTCTACGTCAGCGTTGGTCACCGTGTAGTCTGCGGTAGGTTGGAGTTCGCCGTTCTTATATACATGGACTAGGTTGGATGTGATGTCGATAGCCGTAGAGAACACGAAGGTCTCAGGTAGAGCCCCGCTAGCTATGTACTCGTCAGGGTCGTTGATCTCAGTCAAGCTAGAGTTAAGCTTCTGGTTAGGCTTGAGCTGGCCGTTAGCCTGGAGCACACCTTCTAAGCGGTTCCGGGTCTGGTTGGCAGTCTCTTGGATAGCGTCAAACTCGGTGTCCAACTTCGCAGGCTCAGGGCTGTCGAGACCTCGGGATGCGTCGTTGTTAAAGTTCTGCTGTCGTACGTACTTCGGTGCTGCGGCCATTAGTTAACTCCTGATTACTTATAGTGTTTAGGTCTAGTTATGCAAGTCAAATCACTTCGATGAAGCCGCCGACTTGTGCTGTGTAAGCCACGCCCTCAGTGGTCACAGCTAGGATAGATCCGCGTGGTGTGTCGCTTCGCAGCTTCAACACTTCGTCGGTTCCGTCGTGGTAGATAGCTACGGGTTCGTCGTAAGCTAGGGTAGACACGAGAGCTACGGCTGCCGGATCCGCCACGTTGTAGCGCACTACGCGTTCGCCGCCCTGGCAGACTAGGTTAAGCTGGTCGTCCTTAAGGTAGCCAGAGATAACGCCGTTAGCTACAGAGCTAAGCCCTTCGATGCGTACGCGGTAGCGGGTGCCGTAGAGGCTTAGCACAACGTGGACAGCCTTGTTGCCGTCCTTCTCGAAGATCCACATGCCGGTTGCGGTTTCAATAGCGTAACCTGGTATGAAGCTGCAACGGTAAACGTAGAGTAGTTCTAGCGTCTCGGCTGCACGTATCTCTACGTCGGTGCCGGATCCGCCTAGCCAGACTTGGCTGAGCGCAGTTGGCACAACCCAGTCGGCCTCTACGTCCACCGCAGCGGTGACGGTGTCGATGTCTGCTGCGTAGTAGTTTAGTGCTGCGTCCGTCAAGACGTAGAGGGAGTTGCTGTCTATGATTATAACGCCACCGGCTTCGGCCCATATGGCATCCCAGTTGTCATCGGTAAGTATGGTATCATCAGGGATGGTCATGACCTGGGACTGCCAAGAGTTGGTATCTCGCTCCCAGTGCCCATCAAAGCTCTTTACGACGCCGGGGTTGTCCAAGGTTTGCAGGCCTGGAACCATGACGTTTACGATAGCGGTAGCCATGTGGCCTGTAAAAATATTCTGGTCATTCATGCCGAGGGTGACGGTGACCGCGCCGCCCGTTGAGTGTACCTCGGCTGAGTCCCTGACGCTGTAGCCGTATGGATGAGGGTCTGAGTCTGCGACAGTCCCGCTCATGTACGAGCCGTACGAGTATGTAGTCTCCCAATCCGCGAAGCCTAGCCCGCTATTAGTATTAGTAGCGACAACTATATACATGAACATCAAGGCCCCTGAGGGGGTGCTCACGGTAGACTGGGATATCTGTTGGGGGAGGCCTGTTAGGTCCCCCGCATATTGGTAGCCGAAGGTACTCTTGTACATGCCCTGACCAGTCCATACATAGCCTGTCGGGTCTGTCGTAATAACTGTGCCTTCATCTATAGCGTTCCACGAGTTACGGTCGAACTGGTGCATGTCCTCTACGTCTTCAAACTCGTGGTATACGATCTGCGTACCGTCAGCCCATAAGCCATTTATAATACCCAGCGGGTAGGTGTCAGAATCCGCAACCGAGTCAATTACCGCCGCAGCATTTGCATCCTTAGCCATAGCCTCGTACGCACCTAGAGTCGTCCAGTCTTTCGGAGTGAAGTAAAACCCACCCGATTCTTTGTGCCACTCTTGGTTAGTAGACTGAGTCCAGCCGTAGTCTGCCAAGTCCTTAGACGGCTCAGAGGTTGCGGCGTTAGCCACGTCGCGGACGCGGATACCGAAGTTAACCTCTAAGCTAATACCAGTCAGGCCAATCTTAACGACCGAGGTGTTGCTAGCCAGATACGCATCCGCGCCCTTAGTAGTCATAGCTACAGGTGCGCTAAGTTTACCGTTATGAAACGTAGTCATTAGCCAGCTCCGGATAGATCTAAGTATTGAAGTGTAACGCTAGCCAGGTCCCAGTGCTGGGTGCCAGTCATAAGGATGCCAAGCTTGTGGCTCAGCGCCTCGACAGGCATAGCGCCTAGCGAGCTGGTGGTTCCGGTGACATTGTATAAGCCGACGTAGGTGTTGTCAGGGTTCTGAGTGTCCACGCGATACTTGACGACGTCGATAGTTCCGTCCATTTGGAAGTCTATCTGGTTCCACTTCTTCAAGTCTAGTGGCCGCTCGCCGTCGAACATCATAGTCTCAGCGTTCCAAGTGTAGCTTAGGTTCTCACCCTCTACGGTAGGCACGAACTTATATACGTTGTCACCGCTCCGAACATAGGTGATGCCGTTAACTTCGGTAACATATTCGACAGGTATATCCAGGTCCCAATAAGTCCAGCCATCAACGCCTCCTAGTGGGCTTACGGTGCGGACGAAGACTCTGGTGGTCGACGGGCCTGCAAAGAAGCACAGGTACTGGGAGCGAGCTGGTGACCAGAAGCCGAATGCCTCTACGGCGTCTGCCTCGAATGCTTTGGTAAGCTCCTCGATTGGTGCGCCTATGTCGCCTTCGCGGGTTTCGCCAAGTACATTAGTTGTACGAAGGCTATGAAAACCTCCGAGTGAAAAGTAGTATAAGTCAGCAACGACCGGGGTGACTGAGCCAAAGAACTCAGTGCCAGGACCGTTAAGCGTACGCAGCAAGCCGAACTTATCAGGGTTCTCATCGACTTCCCAGAATTGCACAGAGTCGGGGAAGAACACAGCGAGCTGCTTACCGAAGAAGGTGAGGCCCGTAATGCTAGAGGACCCAGCGCTCTGATTAAGCACGTCGATGAATCCGGCGTCGTTCTCAGCGTCCCAGTTGCGGGGGCCAAACTCAGTAGAGCTGTAGTGGACAGTGCCGTCTACGCCCGAGGAGTGTAGCTTATGCTGAAGCTTAACGATATCGTCGCCTGGGTTGAAAGGTAAGTATACGCGGGTGAGATCGGAGCCGTCAACGTAGTGGTGCTCGTTAGCTCCGTTAGTCTTCTTGAGGACCAAGTAAGGCTGCGGAGCCCCCGTGCGCGTGGCACCCCAGCTTGTCCAGGACTCTAGCTTGGTGTAGCGATCTAAAGGGTTAGCGCCAGACTTGTAGGCTATAGCGTCAAAAACCCAGCCTACTGGGGCCAGGTCTTCTAAGCTGTTGCCCGCCGGAACCGCAGTATGCAAGTTACCACCGAAGCTATATAGCCCGATGGATCCGGTAGGTAATACGTTGGTCAACTCTAAGCGGTCCCTGGTTCGCAGTTCGCCGCCTCGTGTAAGGTCTAGGTTAGCCGCGTCCCACAAGGACTTAGCCTCGCCGACTTGGATCTTGCGTCGACGGTCTATGCCTTTGTAGTTGGTTACGGATAGTTGCTTAGCGCGGGTCATAGGTAGTAGCCCCTGGAGTAGCCCCTCTGGTCTACGCGGCCATGCTGCGTACCGGAGCCGAGGTAATTAACTGGGCTAGATGGGCCACCGAAGCGCTTACCATATTGGGTACGTCGGCCATAGCTGGCTCCGTGTACGCGTCGGCCTGAGGCCTGCTGAGCTTTGAGCTGGCGTATCCTCTCAGCCACGAGGCTCTGCTCCTCGGTGGCTCCGGGCAATGCTAAGTGCATGCGCATATAGACTACGGCCTGCGCGGTAATGAGTTCAGAGTCCAGGATGACCCGGTCTTCGTCGGCCACTAAGGATGGTTCGCGTAGCTGGTATTCGATAACTAAGGTGGTGTAGCTCTCATCCGGAGCCGGGTATATGTCGATCTGTTCGTCGATGAACTCGTAGAATGCTGGAGTGCCGTTGCTCTCGCGCAGTGTGTCGCGGCCTGTAGCTGTGGTTCCGGGCAGTAGCATAGAAGGGCGGCGACCGTCTGCGTCCTGGACGTACAGGGCTCCGATCTGGCCTACCTGGGTTTCATCTGGGAAGTCGTAGCTGTGGACGCCTTCGCTTAGCGCGAACTCTTCGCGGCGGCGCAGGGCCTGCCACTCGACGGTATAGTAGTGTGCCTTGTGGGCGCGGCGTATGGCTTCGTCTACAATGCCTAGCCGAACCAGGACGGAACGGCGGATCTCAGCAAGCGTTGATTCAAGTGGCAGGGTCATAGATGCTCCTAGTCTTCTTCGGTGTCTTCAGTCCAGTTCTTTTCCTGGTGCTCTTGGGCGAGTTCGATGAACCGCTTAGAGGACGCAGTGGTGAGCTGGTCGGACAAGCCTGCAATCGCGGACCAGTCTAGTTTAGCCAGGTCCTCAATCGTGCCGGATCCGGTAGTCTTCAAAATGGTGTCGGCGGTCTTCGCGCCAATGCCAGATAGCTTCTCGATCTCTAAAGATTCACGCTTCTCGGTGTCGACTGCGATGTCGGTCTCGGCTTCTAAGGCTTCAAAGAACGACTCGTCTGTAGGATAGACCGCACTGACAGCGGCATGGCCGCGTAGTTTCTGAATGCGATTCATCTCTGAATATGGGTTACCTATCTCTGCGGGGCCAACGCCCTCGGGGATAGTATTGCTGATCTTAAATGAGCGTGCTGCGGAATCGCCCCAACGCTTCTTGACCCAGGCCCGTACAACCGGAACCTCGTATCGTGGGATGTAGATGGCACCCATGGTCTTGGGGCCGGAGAAGGTCACGGCAACGCGTGGTACCTCGGTTTGTTCGTCAGTCATGTTAGCTCCTAGTGCTGGTAAGATTCTGGAAGAAAACCCCGCCCCGGCCTCAAGGGCCTAGAGCGGGGTAAAGTAAGGCCAGACCCCTACTTTAGTTTTCAGGTTAAGCTACGCGAGCGAGGACGTTCGCGTTTGGCTGACGGCACCACATCTGCATGCGTGACATCCAACCGAAGCGGCTGACCATGAGATCGAACTCGTCGCTTGGACGGCTGAAGTCACGGTACATGTCGTATGCTAGCTCGATGGTTCCGCTATTCAAGAAGTATGCGGTCTTAGCGATGCTTGCATCACCGGCTGAGATAGCGCGGGTGTCGATGCTTGGGTCCCAGATAAGGCGGATGCCTTGCCAGTGGATGCTGGAGTCAGGGATGCTTGGGTCGACTTTGCCCATGCCAGATACATCAGAGTTGATGCTCAGGTTGTTCAGCTCGGCGTACTTCTTGACCGCGTCGATGAAGCCGGAACCGCAGAATGCGATGTCGACTACGCCGCTCATGCTGTAACGGTTGGCTTCGCGGATGGCGTTATCTAGGCCTTCGCGCAAGGTGCCACCAGCGGTGCTGGTAAGAACACCAGTAACAACGTGACGGTATACTGGGTTAGCTGCGCGGCTGATGCCACCAACGTCACCAGAGGTATTGTCAACGGGGAAGAGGCTAGCAAGACCGGACAGGCTTACGTCGCCAGTGCCGTCGCCGTGAAGCGCGATGTCGTGAAGCTGTTCCCAGCGGTCCTCGAAGCGAGTGAACTTCTCTTGCAGGCCTTGGACGAGCTCGATCTTCTTAGCATCGCTAAGCTTACCGGCGCTCTTAAAGGTCGAGGCGTTCTTGATGATGTAGCCTTGGTCGCGCAATTCGTCGTGCAGGATTTCCAAGCCCAGCCAGGTTTTGACACCGTCGAAGGTCATGGTATCGCCTGCGTGGTCTTCTTGGAATTCCAGGCGGGTCCGGGCATACGGCTCTTGCAAGGTAGCGTCGGATTCGAGCTGCACGTTATAGTTGAACTGGCCGCGAATGAATGGACGCTTAGTCTTACGACCGTTGATCCACTTATAGAATGGGCGGACCTGTTTGTCCTGGCGATCCGGTGATTGGCCGCCGTTGATGTAGTACTCGTGACCGCCGTAGACGACCTGGGAGAACTGCTTAGGGGTGAGGTATGTTACTGATGCTGGCATTATGCTTAGCCTTTCCTTAGATGTTCTTTAAGAACTCATTTGATTTAACGAAGTCTCGGACGGAACCGGAACCTGAGCCAGGCGATTTAACAGCTGCCCTGGGCCGAAGTGGTTTAGGAACCACTGCTCTTGGTTTACGTTTCGTTGTTCGAGCTGACTTGACGACTTCTTTGAATGCCGCTTCCTGCACAGCTGGCCGTGCGGAGTCTGGCATTTCATGTCCATACGTACTGAGGTACTCATCCATACGCCGCGCAATGGCGGCTCCGGCGGCTTTTATGTTTGCTTCGACGCTAAAGACATCCTTGTAGTCGGTATCGTACCGTAGGTTTATCTCGTCAATGGCCGTAGTTACATCAAAGACTGGTTCAGCGAAGCTAGGCATAGTCTGCTGCGGTTGAGCTACTGCTGCTCGTGGGCGTTGCGCTACTCTAGCCGCTGCCTCTTCAGTGATTTCACCGTTAGCTAACATCTGCTTAACGTCATCGGGGACGGCTTGAACTACTTCGAGACCTACCGCACTACACATAGCAACAATGCTATCGTAGGCTGCATCCGGATTCGTAGCGATTGTAACACCTAACTCGCTCCAGGTCCGCATGCTCTCGTCGTTGATACCCGCGTCTTGATACGACTTGGTGAACTGTTCCCACTGTTGGGCCTTGCCCTTGAGTTCGTTCTTCTCGTCGTTTACTTGCTTAAAGCGGGTATACGGTATGTGGTTCTCAGCTTCGTCGTCGTCGGTACTATCCTCAGGTTCCGTAGTCTCAGTGTCTTCCGTCTCGTCTTCGTCTTCGACTGCCTCGTCGTTTGTTTCATTTGCTGCGGGCTCATCGTCAACGTCGGTAACGTCAGGTTCCTCTACGTCATCTTCGGCTTCTACCTCTTCAGGTTCAGCTTCTTCGTCCTCGTCATGAACATGGTTGCTCAATATGTCAAGGATCTCTTGACCTCCATCTTCGAGGTCTGGTGCGGGTTCCGAGCCTGCGTCATCGGTAGTGTTTTCATCTAAGGCGGACGAGTCCTCGGTTACGTCCTCTAGGTCTTCGGGCATTGTATCTCCTGTCTATTCTGGTTCAAGGGTTAAGTTAACAACTGTTAGCCTCCAGCAGCGCCCTGTGCTACTTGAGACATGCCTGGCAACTGAGCCATGCTGGGTGTTCCGGTTTGTGGCTGGCCCTGGCTGCCTGGGTTAGGACCCGGTGAGCCTGCTGGGCCTCCGCGTTCGCCGTTCAGCATGTTCGGGTCGACTGGGAAGAAGTCTTCGACGTTAATGTCCATCTTAAGGACCTCGCGGGTGATCTTAGGCAGGACCTTGTCGGGGTTAGGCATCCGGCCCATCTCGCGGGCGATCTGCTGGACGATCTGGAAGTTGGCTAGGAAGTTCTGAGCGTTAGGCTCGTTGTCTAGGCTGGTTGTGACTTCCAGGTCCAGGTGCGTAAGCATTGCTTCGCGCTCTGACTCTGGCCATACGCCACCCTCGCCTACGACTGCACGGACTTCCATAGGGTCCATGCGCTGTATGAGGATCTCGATCATAGCCCGGCCCATCATGCCTAGGTAGTCCTCGAAGATCTTGCGACGCTGGGATACCTGACCGCTGAGCTGTTCGTTGCTGAACGCGGTCTGCGTAGCGGTTACGCCTGCGCTGGCTCCGCCGATAGCAGCTTCAGGCCTTGCAGCCATGATGCCTAGCTCTGATGTAGCCTGCGCGGTATCAAAGAATACGCGGTCTACGCCCTGTGCCTGGAAGGTGTGGATCTTCTTGCTCGGGTCTTCGGTGGTCTTGAGCTGAACGTACTCGAACGGCATAGCCTGAGCCATGAGGTCAAGCTCGTTGTCGTCGTCGAATGCATCGGCGGATACGGCGAAGCGGGGCATAGCAGCAGAGATGTACTCACGCTCATTGCTACGCTTCTCGTTAATTTCGTCCTGCAAGCCCCGTTGCATGTCAACGTCGCTAATGCCAATGAACTCACCAGCAACAGGATTGAATTGGAGGGGGAAGATAGTGAAGAAGCCGGACCAAGTCACGGGCTCATACTTGTCTAAGAAGAATGGGAGATGCTCAGTGAAGACGTAGACCATGCCAGTAACGCGGTCCCAGCGTTCCCAGACGTCGATAGTCTTAGGGTCGTTGTTATCCTCGATGTCGTCACGGTGCTCTTGGGTGGTCTGGCCTTTAGCGTTGTTGTCCTCGACCTTGGGCAAGCTGCCTACGACTGCCTTGACATCTAGGCCATACTTAGCGGCCATGACATCCGGAGCCATGCGGACCCGGTGTGCCTGCCAAGTGCATTGACGCCAGTTGTCGAAGCGGTTTACGCCCCAGTCCCAGCGCATGTCTTCTTGCTCAATGAGGTCGAATAGGAAGTCTTGGAAGACCGGGATCTCTGGGAGCATGTCTGGGTCGACCAGTTCCATGTCTGAGATACGCTGGCCTTCTTGGACGCGTGGGTCTAGCTCGGGGTAGTCTTCGTTGATCGGGCTCTGCTCAGCGGATCCGTCTAGCTCGTCGAGCAGGGCTTCTTTGATAGTGTCGCTGATGTCGGACATGGTCTCGTACTCAGCGCTGTCCTTAGCAAACTGCTTAGCTTCGTAGCGGGTGAAGAGGTCGACGTAGCGTGCGTAGGTGTAGTCAAGTTCGTTGCTGTGGGATACGCCAATCGCGTCTTTTGAGTAGTCTTCGTGCCAGATGATCTTGCCCCATGCGGAGGCTACGGTCAAAGCTTCGTGGGCTATGCCGCGTGCGAAGTTAGTGAAGGGCTGCTGGGACTTGTAGTTGACTAGCTTCTCTACGGTTTCGGAGAAGGCATAGAGCTCTGGGGGTGGACCTTGCTGGCCCCACATCTTGTCGCGAGGGCGTAGTGCGAACGTAGGGTCGCGGGGGAACAGGTCAGCCATGCTAGCTGTGTGGTAGCGGTAGACGTAGTTCGTCGCCACTGCCGGAGCCGAGTCAGAACCCGGAGCCAACAGCATACAGTCCTTAATGAAACTGCGTTGGTCGGCCCCGCGCTCTAGCTCGTCTAGGATGTCGTCAGGTGGGTCAAGCTGCTGGACGAAGGAATCCCACAGCTTACGCTCACTGGCGCTGACTTTTTCAACTTCGGGTGTATGTTCTGAACTGTCAGCCATCTGAGCTCCTCGATCCTAAAAGTAATACGTTACACAACGTAAGCAAGTGTTTACTTACTCTTCGTCGCGTTTGCGTGGCCGTGCCACTGGGTCTAGCATAGGCGGCATGGCGGGCTTAGGCTTCTTAAGGCCTAGCACCCCTGCGATACCTGCAAGCGGACCCCACTCCATGAGCGTATCCATAACACCGCCGCCTCCGCCACCGAATGCGTCCTTAGCCATAGCAAACATGCTGGCTGGGTTCGCGGCGGCTCCGGCTAAGCTAGCCACGCCCGAGATAATCGGGGCTCGCATAGTGCTGGTCTGGGTGCTGTTCGTAGTCAGGCTACCGTCCGTGGTGGTCGTAGTCTTCTCGAACACAGTTATGATCACCGGGCCGGTAATAGTCATGCCCTCTTTGGTTATAGTCTGCTGGGCAACAACCTGACGCTCTACAGTCATGTACGTCGTCACATGGCTTATCGCTACGACCTCTTCCTTCTGCGCCCTGGTGAACAAGGTACACGAGGATAGACTTAATAGTAAGACGAACGAAATTATACAATGGCCCATACTGCCTCCCAAGCCCACCAGGCTATCTTGCCTACGATAGCTAAGGCTCCCAGGACTATCGTGCCTACGGTTGACCACGCTATGCGTTCTAAGAGAGTTAAGCGACGCTCAACTTCCTGATCCTTAGCTTCGTCAGTGACGTGGTCTAAGCTAGCATGGTTGTCATGCTTACCCATACGGCGGATGATGTACTCCTGGCTCTGGGCCATGCCCACCAGGATATCCGTGATTACGTCGGACGTGCCCTCAGATTCGCAGAGTAGCCTAATGGCTTCGGGGCTCATAGGGCGGCGGATCTGGACAGTCGTAGCGTCGTGGTGGCTCATGCTCCGAACTTAGCTTGTAGTCGAGCGTCGATGCCCGCGAGGATCTGCTCTCGTAGGGTGTCGGCTGCGTTGCCTGGGAAGGTTAAGTGGATACGCTCAGTCTGGCTCTGACCTAGGTTATCAACCCAGGTAGCCTTGACGGACGCGGATTCGCTGCCAGCTATGTCGATTATGACACTCTCGTAGCTTACTTCGATGACGTTGTCGTTGCGGGTGACTTCGCATACGTGTGGGACTGGTTCTGACATGGTGTTCTCCTTAGGTAATCTTAAGTGTGCCGCCGTCGTTCCAGATATTGCCGGAGCCGCCAGGGTTGAAGGTTGGTATGTTAGTGTGGCGCATGGTAGACGCAGTTATCGAGAACACTGATGTACCCCCGCAGTACCACGCATGCGTAGTCGCGCCAGTAGCCGTGCGGTTAGATACGTAGTCGGTAGACACGAAGACTCCGGCCTCGGTATACGTCGCGAACTTGAATGATGCGCTATCTAGGCTGATACGCACGCGGTTATAGTCTGAGTTTACGTCGGTCTCGAAGAGGTCTAGGTAAGGGTCAGTACCCTCAATCGTCACGCTACTAGCTTCGGTGATATCGTTGCCGTTCATGTCGAGGTTTACATGGGCCGTTACAACGCCGGTCTCGAAAGACATGACGTTGTTATTGTTTTGGCGTATCCGAACAGCCTGACCCAGCTTGCAGTTTAGCAGCGTGGTGCCTGCTGTATTCTGGATGAGCGCGTAGCCCGCCGTGCCGACCGCC